TCGACTTTGCGGTAAAGGGTAGCAAGACTAATCCTACTACAGCGTCTAGCGGGTCCGCTGCCAAGTCCGCCAACACAGCAGAGCCCAAGGTCGAGGACGTGATGCCCGCAGAACTAAAGACTCTGGACGATTATAGTAAGAAGCTGGAGATTCTTCGCAAGCAGAGAAATAGCGCTGAGGAGGATGCCATCATCGGCATTGATAACGAGATAGCGGCCACCGAGAAAGCAAAAAAGGCTCTCGAGAATAAGAGGATAGCAGCCATCAAGGACGAAGAGATTAACGACAGCGATACACTTAATCAGAAGCTGAGCTACTACAATCAGTTGCTCGGCAGTGGCGACATGCAGCAGAAGATAATGGCCCAGAACGGCATTAATTATCTGAATAAGCTGTCAGAGTCATGGGAAAGTGTTATCACCGAGGCTACTCTTCCGAAGTCTTTCAGCAGTATCAACGACTTCGACAAGGCTATCAATTTCTACTCATCACGCCAACAGGGCGAGGATGCTGACCAGATATTAAAGACGCAAAAGATTATAGATGACCTCACTGCAAAGAAGAGGGTGTTCCAGCTGAGCACCGAGATTCCGGACATGCAGAAGGAGGTCGACGAGATTAATGCTCTGACAGGCCACGACCATACGGTCAAGATTAAAGGTATGGGCTTCGAGGAGATCACTAAGAAAATCCGAGAAATGGATGCCCTTCTCAGTGACACGAAGAACCCGGTAACTGATGAGCAGCGCAAGAGCATTGAAAAGATAAAAAAGAGCTACGCCGAGTGGGCTAAGCAGAGCGCTGTGTCATTCAGTACTCTCAGAAGCGGATACAGCGACGTAAAGAATATAGGCAGCGGTGTACAGGGTATCACTGATGCACTCGAGGGCGACGGCAATGCCTGGGAGAAGGTGACCGGAGTGATTGACGGATTCCTCCAGATATACGACGGCATATCCCAAGTGATTGAAATTATCAACATGATAACGGAAGCCACACAGGCACTGACCACGGCCAAGGGCGCGGAGGCAGCAATGACAGAGGCCTCTACAGCAGCTGACATTGAAGGCGCAAGTGCATCTGTTACGGCATCAGCGAGTAAAACGGCTGCCGCGCAGAGTGAAACTAATGCCAATATCGGGGCCGCGGCTTCCGGATTCATGAAGGCACACGCGGCACTACCTTTTGTCGGTTTTGCTATCGCAGCGGGCATGGTTGCCGCCATGATTGCGATGATGGCCAAGTTGCCTAAATTCGCCAAAGGTGGTATAGCTTATGGCCCGACACTGGGCCTCTTCGGAGAGTATGGTGGCGCCAGCAATAACCCTGAAGTCGTGGCACCGCTTGACAAACTGCGCAGCCTTATCGAGCCCCAGGGCATGACGGGCGGCAAGGTGGAATTCGAGCTCGACGGCTACAAGTTGAGAGGAGTACTAAAGAGAGTTGAAAAACGTACAGGCAGAAGCTGATGGAGAAGTTTTTAAGATATAGAGGTGAATTTCTGAGCCGCGCCGGTGTGAAGTGGCGTGTTGATATACTTCAGGACGCCGAGAAGGCTTTTGAGGCCGTTGGCGACCTTACCTTCGAGGCGGATGAAGCAGTTATCATACAATGGGATGAGAAGCCGAAAAACGATGTTATTTGTGGTTCTACGGCCACCATACGTCTGGAAAGCCCCGGAGACAGAACCTATGAGGACCTCTACACGATAGAGCCTGGAAGCATACGCGCGGACATTTACCGAAACGACGTGATATACTGGAGCGGTGCTCTCGATCCGGAGTTCTATGAAGAGCCTTATGAGAAAGCGGCCAATTATACCGTATCTCTTACCTTCTCTGATTTCGGCATACTGGGCAGAAAGAAATATACCGCCGACGGTATGAAGACCATGGCGGACATACTAAGCATGTGCCTGTCATCGACGGGCATCAATTATAAAACGGTGGACGCGTCCGGAATAAGCACTCAGCTGGAGAGCGAAGGCGGGGCCTTATCACTCGATGACATCACTGTCCTCAGTGACAACTTCTACGATGAAGACGGCGAGGCTTCAACTCTTCAGGAGGTACTTGAGGGCGTATTCCAGCCTTTGGCGCTGCGCATCATACAGAAGGCCGGTGTTATCTACATATATGACCTTAACGGGCTGTATGCGAAAGACACTAAGGAGATTCAGTGGGATGGCGACAGCAGCACGATGGGAGTTGATAGTGTGTACAATAATGCCAAGGTGACATGGAGCACTTATGCAAGAAGCGGGAATCTTCTTCCGGATACGTGCTGGACGGAGAAAACCAAGGCGGCGCTGTCATGCGTGAACAATCTTCTCGGTGTTGCCTACGGCGAGAATTGCCGATACTTCAGCTACCATTATGACACTGACATCGAGACCTGGTCGGACAGGACGGACAGTGGCTTCACTCTTTGGACAAGCGTCAAAGGTGAGAATCTTGAATTGATTAACGGAAATGCGAGGTTTTATAAGATAATTCCGCAGTACGACGGCACGGAAAGTGAGGGCGTAGCTGTATTCTACAGGTCCGTTCAGGGCGCCAAGGTAGGCCGCGACAGTAGTCTGAAGTTCTACGGTTATGGCAACGACCCGATAGAAATCAACGCGCGTACTGTGCACGATGACTATCTGTTCAAGACTAAGGAGGCATGGCTGCCGCCGGTAGATGACCCGAGCGGTCTTCTTCTGAAGGTAGTGCTTCCGATGCTTGTGGACCCCCGATTCAATCCGTTCGAGACGGCGGTAGACTTGGCTGACAACCACAAGGAGAAGAGCATGCAGGATAAATGGAACGCGCGAGGAAACTTCATGTACATTCCGGTATTGATTAAATATCAGCCCGACGGCAGCGATAAGGTTTATTGCTGGGATAACCGGAGCGTCGTGTTCCAGGATCCGTCGAGCACTAAGGTAAAGGCCTTGGCTGAGACCTACGGTTCATGGGTGGAATACACTGCTACGGACAGACCGCAGACATTTGGCTATCTGGCCTACTATGATGCCGACGACAGAAAGGAGAAGTCCGGAGTGGCTAACGGCTTTGCCGATAATCGCTCAGCCATTAACCCGCACACCGACGGACTGACTACCATGCTGGCGCAGGCTGATAGCGGACAGTATATCCCCTATCCGACTATGGGCCCGGGCAAGATATGGATTCAGGTACTCGACTATAATGGCTGGCTTATCGTCAGAGGAGGTACGAAAATGTCGCGACTGGGTGCGGACCTCAACAACACCCTCTACGAGGATGCGAAATACGATTTCCGCAACTACATTAACTGGATACTATTCCAGATGCCGACACTCGAGATACTCAACGGCACGCAGTTCGATATGGACATAGACACCGACGATGTGGAGTATGAGGCGGAACTGAATGCCGATGCCAAAGAGTCCATCGACATCGATACGATATGTGGCACGGCTGAAGGCGGGGTACCAACAGCGCGCGGCGCCTATTTCAATACGACGACAAGAGCGCAGATTACCGAGCTGACGAGAGCCGGACGGACATCACAGGCAGAAGAACTTTTGATAGGCACTCTTTACAGCCAGTTTGCAGACAGGCGCACTAAACTGAACGGTGAAATGGTGCTTGACCCCGATGGGCTGACTCCATATACAGAGCAGAACCAGGGAGATAAGAAGTTCATTATGGTTGGCGAGTCTCAGGACCTGATTGCCGACACGACTGACGGCACTATCATAGAACTGAGACCCGACGAATACGAGAAGGAAGAATAGTAAAACAATATAAAAGCTATCTGACGTGGACAAGAAGTTTAAATTGACGACAACCGGCAGAAGTCCTCTTCCGAGGAGTAAAAGGCTGAAGGAGCTGGGCACAGGCGCAGGACAGACGAGAAGTGGCAGCACTGTAGTCAGCATCACCAATGCCGCCGACGGTGGCAGCGCAGCTACATCGCATACGCACGAGAACAAGGCCTCTCTGGACAAGCTTAGTGTGGAGGATAGCTACCTGTACATAGACCAGGAGGTTGAAGTAACTGATACGGATACGGGCGAAACTGATACCGTGACGGAGGCTAAGAAAGCCAATGTGGGCTATGCCGACACGGCGGGAAATGCGGACTATGCGACGGAGGCGGGTCATTCCATAGAGGCGGACCACGCCAAGGAGGCTGATGAGGCTGACGACTTTACGGAGACTCTATGGGAGCAGCTGAAGACACTGTTTCTATCAAGGCTTGGCGATGATACTGCTTCCGGGCTGATTACCTTCCTTAAAGGACTTGTGGCCGAAGATGCCATCAAGGCCAACGGGGGTCTGACGATAGGAGATTTCATGGCGTCACTCTACACAGGGCGAGGCGCAGCTATCGACAGCAAGGGTAATGCCGAATTTGAGTCTGTGGGAGTCCGTTCCGCCATGAATGTACTGGAGCTCATTGTCAACAGATGGACCGCGCTTGAGGGCGATTTTCCGCTTACCGAGTCTGACACTATCGAATCTGTCGATGACCTCGGAGACGGAACTTACGGGCTGCACCTTCGCTCTAAATGGGACGGTTACTTCACCGGGCAGAAAGTGAACAACGTCATCAAGGGCATTATGAACACCCTCGCCGAAGGCAGCGGTGATTACTATACATCGTTCATGCGAGTGAACTCCGTGAACACTGCGGGCAATTATATCGAAGTGTCTCTTTACCCCGATGATGAGGTACCGGCGGGCAAGAACTATCCACCATCAGAGCTGATGAGGATTGCCCGATGGGGCAATCAGACGGACGAGTCTCTTCAGAGTCTTATCTACCTCTCATCCACAGACGGGCGCATAGTTAAGCTGACGGGCGTGACAAAGCCTATCCTCGAGGACTACAACTACGGAGCAACGTTCGGAACACTGCCTGAATTCGTGCAGAGCACACCCGGAGTGCTGAAGGGCCGTGATTATCTGTACGCGCAGGGTATCGTGGTACAAGACCGTATTAAGGTGGACTATAACGGCAAGCCCGTTACTGAATATGTAGACAGAGGTACATGGGTGCAGGGTGAGAGTTACTACTGCTCTGAATACAATGAGAATTACGGAGGTATCGAAACTTCCGTTGTGTGGTTGTATGGCTGTAAATGGCGCTGTCAGAAGACGGGCACAACGGTCGCTCCGGCATGGAATTCCACCGACTGGGCAATGATAGAGGGAAACCCGGACTTCACAATAGACTTCGAGGAGCAGCCACAGATATACGACATTGATAATTTTCAGCTTACTCTGACGATGATAGCCACCCTCTACAATCAGGACGTGACGGCTGCCATCCTCACGAACGACATAGAGTGGACGCGATATTCAGAGGACGCTGACGGCAATCCGCGCACAGCGAGTGACAATCTGTGGGCCATTAATCATGCCGGAATAGGCAAGCAGCTCAATGCTACGATTAAGGACCTCGATGTGGATTCCTCCGGATTCCCTAAGACCATTGTCTTCACGTGCACGGCAACACTCAGAGACGGTGCGGACACATTAACTAACAGCGTAACTATGCAAATGATATGAAACAGCAGGGCTTTACTTTAAACTTTACACCGCTGGCCATAAGCCACGGCATATCGCTTGTCGGATCTGTACCCGACGAGCAGAACTACTCATCATACGAGGGCGCCTACACTCCGGATTATGTGATAACACCACTATCGCTGCTT